TGACGGCCCGTTGCGAGGCCGTCCGGTGGTGCTGTCCGACTGGCAGTACTGGCTGGCGGCGAACCGTTGGCGCATCCGCGTGGACGCCCCATATGTGCCGCCCGAGGAAGTCACCGTCGACAACCCGATGGTGCTCAATCAGGCGTTCACCTATCGAATGACGTTGACCGTCGGACCGCAGAAATGGGGCAAGGGGCCATGCACGGCGTTCTTCACCGCCGCCGAGGGCTGCGGGCCCACCATCTTCGATGGCTGGGCACAGGAAGGCGACATGTACCGTTGCGCCGACAACGGCTGCCCGTGCGGCTGGGAGTGGCCATACAATCCGGGCGAGCCGAAAGGCCGTCGACATCCGTCGCCGCTCATCCAGCTGACCGCCAACTCCGAGGAACAGGTACGCAACATCTACCGGCCTCTCGTGGCGACGATCCTGCTGGGCCCGCTCAAGGAGCTCATGCGCGTGAGGGACACCTTCATCCGCATATTGCAGCCGGGGCGCGAAGGCGAGGCCGACGCCTTGGACCTGGACCGCATCGACGTGGTCACCGCCTCCGCGAAGTCCCGTCTGGGCAACCCGATCACGGACGCCGAACAGGACGAGGCCGGCCTGTACACGAAATCGAACGGCATGATAGCGGTCGCCACCACGCAGCGCCGAGGAGCCGCCGGCATGGGCGGCCGCACACATGCGTGGACGAACGCATGGGATCCGGGCGAGGACAGTTACGCGCAGCAGGTGTTCGAGAACGCCGAGGACGACGTGTTCGTGTTCTACCGGAACCCCGATCTCGCGAAATCATTGCGTCACCGCGACGGCCGGCCGTTGGACTTCAATCTGAAATCCGAACGCTTGAAGATGCTCGAATACGTGTACCGCGGCTCCCCGTGGGTCGACCTTAATTCCATCGAATCGGAAGCCAAGGCGCTGATGAAGACCGACCCTACCCAAGCGGAACGGTTCTTCGGGAACCGTCTGGTGCAGGGCGGCGGCGCATGGCTCGAAGACGGACTGTGGGAGAGCTGCTATGCCGGCGCATGAACTCTGGTTGCCGAACCCGCCAAAAGGCACGCGCGTATGCGCGGGCTTCGACGGTTCGGAGAACGACGACTGGACATGCATCAAGATGGAGACCCTCGACGGGCTGATATTCACTCCCCGATACGGGCCCGACCGGCGTGCGACCATCTGGAACCCGAAGCAGTGGGGCGGGCGCATCCCCCGCGCCGAGGTATCCGCAGCATGGGCGGAACTCAACGACCGCTACAAAATCGAACGCGCCTACTGCGACCCCGGCTTCCGCGACGAACTGTCATGGGAATCGGAGATAGAAGCATGGGATCGCGCCTACGGGCCGAAGAAATTCCTACCGTGGAGCATGTCGGGCAGCTCCCGCATCGGAGCCGTCTACGAGGCATTGCGCCGATTCGAAGCCGACCTGACCACACATCGCATCACACAGGACGGCTGCCCCATCACCCGCACCCACATGATGAACGCGCGAAAGGTCGCCAAGACCCTGGAACGCTACGGGCTGGCGAAACCCCAGCAGAACAGGAAGATAGACGCCGCCGTGACCAGCGTGCTCGCCCACGAAGCCGCATGCGACGCGCGAGCCGCCGGCTGGGGCGCTCGCAAACACAATTACATGCTTACCGGATCATCGACCAGAAGGAGGTACTGATGGACTACAGCCAGCAGGAACTGTCCTCATTGGCGAACCGACTGGCCGATAAGATCCAGTTCCGTCGACCCAGCATCGGCACCCACACCGATTACGTCTTGGGCAAACGCGGCAAGCTCAAGTTCGCGTCCAAGGAATTCAAGCGCTACATGAGCGACCGGTTCTCCGACTTCTCCGACAACTGGTGCCTCCCCGTGGCGCAGGCCCCAGTGGAACGCATCAAGTTCAAGGGCTTCGTCCCTTATGATGACGTGAAGCTCGGCACCGGCATCATGAAATGCCTCGACCGCAACGACTTCGAACGCGGACTTCAGGAAGCCGCGCTGATGATGACCACCACGGGCCGCGCGTTCGCTTTGGTCACGCAGGTCGACGGCAGGGCCCGCATCACGTTCGAGCACCCGGACAGCGCCGCAGTCATCTACGATGCGCGCACCGGCCAGCCGTCAGCCGGGTTCCTCATCCAGCAGGGCGACGACAAGGAGTACGGCACCCTCATGCTGCCCGGCTGGACGGTCAGCATGGAACGCAAGAAGATGCTCGATCTGACCGACCAGCGCGTGCCGCCCGACGTGTACGGCTGGAAGATGAATGACCCTCAGCCCACCGGTCTGGACACGATCCCCCTGCGCGAGTTCCGCAACCAGATGCTATTGGACAATGCGCCGATCAGCGACATCGCGCACGTCGAATCGATGCAGGACACGGTCAACGTCGTATGGGCCTACCTGCTGAACGCATTGGACTACGCCTCACTGCCGGCACGAGTCATCCTCGGCGGAGACCCGCTCGTCGAGCCCGTCTACAACGAGGAGGGACAGCAGGTCGGCGAGAAGCCCATCGAACTCGACAAGCAGGTGCTGGAGCGCATCTACCAGTTCACCGGCGACAACGTGAACCTGGGCGAATGGTCAAGCTCGAACCTGAACGTGTTCATCCCGGTCATCGAAAAAGCGGTGGAGCATATCGCCGCCGAAACACGCACCCCCGGCCATTACCTGCTGACGAACGCGGAGGTTCCGGCCACCGGCTACGAGGTCGCCGAAGCCGGCCTCGTATCCAAGACCATCGAACGCATCAGCTTCCTGAAATCCCCCATCCGCGACATCTGCAGCATCGCCATGCGCTACGAGAACGACGTGGCTGAGGCGGACATCATCGCCGACTCCAAGGTGCAGTTCGCGACCCCGCAGTATCGCAGCGAAACCCTGATGGCGGACGCGATGCTCAAATACAAGCAGCTCGGCTTCCCGATCCAATGGGTCGCGGAGCAGATGGGCCAAAGCTCGGACGAGGTGCAGCGCATCATGCGCATGCGCGCCGACGAGATGGCCGACCCCGAACTCGAATCGTTGAACCGTGCCCTGCAGATCGGAGGCGCTGATGGCGGTCGAATCGCAGGTGCTGGCCTACAGCCAGAAACGGCTGGCGACCTTGGAGCTGGCGGCGGACAGAGCCGCACGCAGAACATGGAACAGGGTCGACGCCAATAACATCCAGGCATCATGGAAGTCGATAAGCCGCGACTTCCTCACCCTGTTCTCCACCATCCAAACCAAGTCGGCGGAGACAGCCATCGACGCGAGCGGCATGATGCTCGCCGAACAGGGCGTGTACGTCACTCCCCATGCTTTGGCCAACCCGAACGCATTCGCAGGCTGGGCTCCGTCCGGCCTCGACATCGCCTCCTACTTCCAATCCCCCGTGTTCGCCGCCCTGCACGCGATACGCACCGGCAGCTCCCCGTTGGAGGCATTGGAATATGGGCGCAACCTGCTGGTCATGCTTACCTCTCTGGCGGTCATGGACACCGCCCGCCAGGCGGAATCACTGGACATCACCAGCCGTCCCAAGGTCGGCTACGTGCGTGTCGAGTCCGCCAGCTGCTGCGACCGATGCATGCTGCTGGCCGGCAAGTGGTTCCGCTTCAACGAGGGGTTCCTGCGCCACCCGCACTGCCACGGCCGCCACGTGCCCTGCAGCCAGGGCATGGCCAAACAACAGGGGTGGATCAGCGACCCCATGGAGGGTTTCAAAAGCCTCTCCCGTGAGGAGCAGGACAAGCGCTTCGGCGCGAATTACGCGCAGGCCATCCGCGATGGCGCCGACATCTACCAGGTCGTCAACTCGAAACGCGGCATGCAAAGGGTGGGCAAAGGCTATACGGCGCTGACCACCAGCGAGGGCACCACACGATACGGGTGGGCCAGCATGCAATACGCCCAGCAGTCCGGCCGGAGGATGAAACGCCGCCTGTCCATCGACGGCATCTACTCGCTGACCGGAGGCGACCGGGAGAAGACCATAGCCGCGTTGAAGGCCAACGGATATTTCGTGGACAACGACTGGCGCGGCAAGGTGCCCGAGATCCGCAAAAGCATGTGGCTGCACGACAACACGTACCGGCAGGGGCGCGTCGAACTGTTGACCGCCGCCGAGAAGCGCGTTCAGACCGCGAAGCTCCGCTACGAGGCCGTATTGGAGGGCCGCAACCCCAACGATGGCCGCATGCCCCTCACCCCCGAAATCGCGGCCCAGTGCGAACGCGAATACCGCCGATGGGTCACCTCCGGCGGACAGATTTTCCAGCAATGATCCAGCGAATCGAAAGGAAGAACATGGATCCCGCAAACCAGAACCAGCAGACAGGCGACAACAAGGCCAAGAAGCCGGAGAACACCGGCGGCGAGGATTGGCAGTCGAAGTTCGAAGGACAGCGGAAAGTCAACCGCGACCTCGAAAAGAAACTGAACGAAGCCTACGCCAAGGCCGACAAGGTCGACGAACTCGAAAAACAGATCGCCGCCC